AGATTAGTTGAAATAATAGAACCAGGACAAGGTTGGAAATTTCAATTTGAAAATGAATTACCTTGGGAACTTGAACCAAAAATGTCAATATGTATATTAAGACATGAATGGCATCGTGTTATAAAAGGAACAGGAACATTAAAATTAAAAATATATAAATCATGATTTTAACAAAAGAAATATTATTACTTCAAAAAAGAGCAGGTATTATTACTGAAAGTCAATATAAAGAAAAACTAGCAGAAGTTGATATTAATTTAGATGATAAAGAACAATCAGTAGTAGATGATGTAAAAGATGAAATGTCTGCTATTTTAAAAACAATAGAAACTGAATTTAATAAAGCATCTAAAACAACAAATGAAGGATTAATTACAGTAGCAAGTATCGCAATTGCTTTACCTGCCATTATGGGTTTAATTGCTAAATTTGGTAAAGCAGCTGGTGCTATGGTAAATAAAGCATTAGGTAAAAAACCTACAGATCAAGAAGATTATCAACAATGGATGGGTAAATTAGGACATATTGCTGATGAATTACATCATTTATATATGGTTCCTATTTTAGCTATTACTAAAAAATTTGTTAAAGATGAAAATATGGCTAAAAAAATAGCAAACGGAATATTCCACGCTATTGTAGCTACATTCTTAATAGCATCAGGAGCAACAGCTGTAAAAGCTTTACAATCTAAAAACTTATCTTTAGCAACTTTAGAAAGTGCTTTAAGTGCGATTAAAGGAGGTGAATTAAAACAATTCTTTACAGGATTATTTAATTCTTAATTTTTATAGACTGATTCATAGCCAGTCGCTTGTAAGAAAAAAAATATAGTAGCTGTGGCACCCCTAAAAAGGTGCCACTCTTAATTTGGAAAATTAGATAAAGTACATTATATTAAAACGTTAAATATGGCAAAGAAAATTGTAATTGTAGGAGCAGGTGTAGCTGGTGTTAATGCGGCTACTAAATTAGTTGACAATGGTTATCCTGGACAAGATATTACTATTATTGATATGGGTAATAATCCTTACAACCGAAAACCTGAAGAAGTAATGACTGGATTTTTAGGTGCTGGTGGTTGGTCTGATGGTAAATTAACTTACCATACAGCAATTGGAGGACAATTATCCAAATATGTTGGTGAAAAGAAAGCAATGGCTTTAATGGATGAAGTTATTAATAACTTTAAACGTTTTCATCCTAAACCTGAAGAAGTACAATGTTCAAATCCAGTTGCTGAACCTGATTTTATTAAACCATATTTTGGATTACGTTTATTTCCAGTATGGCATGTTGGTACTGATTATTTACATGAAATTGGAAAAAATTGGTATGATTATTTAATATCTAAAGGTGTTAATTTTTTATGGAATGAAAAAGTATTTAAAATTGATATGGAATCAAATTGGGTTTATTCAACATTAAATGGTAAAAAAGGAGAACATGCTTTACATTATGATAAATTAATTTTTGCAGTAGGTAAATCAGGTATTGATTTTGCTCAAGAAGTACAAGATGAATATCAATTAGAAACTGAACCTAAATCAGTACAAATTGGTGTTAGATTTGAAGCTCCACAACATCATTTCCAGGACCTAATTGATATTTCATATGATTTTAAATTGTATCGTAAGTTTGATAATGGTGTTTCATTAAGATCATTTTGTACAAATAATAATGCCGCTTATGTTGCTGTAGAAGAAACTTATGGTAATCATTCGTATAATGGTCATGCTAAAAAAGATCCAAAATATAGAAATGATATGACTAATTTTGGTATATTAATGGAAATTAATGGTATTAAAAATCCATTTGAATGGTCACGTGGTGTAGTTTCTAAATTACAATCAAAGAATACTGGTTTATATTATAGTCCATCTCGTAAACCTTCAACTACATCTGAAGGTAATAATGTAACTGCAACTCAAATTAGTTTAGATGAATTGGCTCATACTATTGAACCTGTAATGGAAGGTTATTTTAAATATGTTTGGGATTTTATTCAAGATATGAAAAAAGTATTTCCAACATTAGGTGATGATTGGGGAATTTATATTCCTGAAGTAAAATATTTGTCACCTGAACCATTAGTTTATTATAGTGATTTAGCTCTAGTTGATTATCCAGATGTTCATTTTGTAGGAGATGCTTTATCAGCTCGTGGTATAACAGTATCAGGTGCTCAAGGAATTTTATCAGTTGAAAAACTAATTAAACAAGAATGTCTTTGGGATAATTTGCATGGAGATATTATTTCTTGGAAATAAGTTTGGTAATTAGGAATAATTTTGTTATATTAATAATATGAATGAGAAATATGAACCAAGTAAGAAACTAACTAAAGCAGATGGTACTATTGCTTATGTTTGGGAAGGTAAATTACATAATTGGGAAGGTCCAGCTTTAATACCTGAAGGTGATAATCGTAAACGTGAATATCATATTCATGGAGTTAAATATACTGAAGAAGGATGGAAAGAAGCTCGTCGTAATCGTGAAGGTTTACCATGGTTTAAAACAGGTATGGGTCAAGCAGGTCAAAACAGACATTAAAATAAAAAGGATTTCCCTTAATTTTCAAGGAAGTCCTAATATTTATAATAGATGAAAAAATGTGCTAAATGTAATATAACTTATGACTTAAATCAATTTCCAAAAGATTCTACTAAAAAAGATGGACATAGATCTTATTGTTTTCCTTGTAATAGACAAGTAGTAACTAAATCTACTGTAAAACGAAAAGATAAAAGACATATTGAAAATAAAGAAAATAGAGAAAATATTAGTGAATATAATAAAAATTATTATAATAAAAATAAAAGTACATTTCAAAAAAATTACAAAAAATATTTACAAACTAATCCTTCTTTTAAAGTAATACATAATACTAGAGTAAGAATAAATAAAGCATTAAAATTAAATTTAAAACATTCCTCTACTGAAGAATTATTAGGATGTTCTATAAACGAATATAAACAATACCTAGAAAAACAATTTACCCCAGAAATGAGTTGGGACAATTATGGTTCTTATTGGGATATTGATCATATAATTCCATGTGCTTCTTTTAATTTGGATAATTTGGAAGAACAAAAGAAATGTTTTATATTTACAAATACAAGACCGTTGTCTAAAATTGAAAATCAAAGAAAAAATAAATATTAAAATAAAATATGAAGATAGGATTATGTGGAACTATGAGTGTAGGTAAAACTACATTAGTTAATGCTTTAAAAGAACTACCTGAATTTGAGAATTATAATTTTGCTACTGAGCGTTCTAAATACTTACGTGATTTAGGTATTCCATTAAATACTGATTCTACATTAAAAGGTCAATTTGTATTTTTAGCTGAACGTTGTGCTGAATTAATGAATGAAAATATTATTACAGATAGAACTGTACTTGATGTTATGGCGTTTACTAAAGCAGCTAAATCAATTGAATATTCTGAAGCAGAATCATTTTGTGATGTGGCTTATGGTTTATTAGAAGAATATGATTATATATTTTATGTTTCTCCTGAAGGTGTTGAAATGGAAGATAATGGAGTTCGTGAAACAGATTTAAAATATAGAAAACATATTGATGAAATAATTAAATTATTATTATATAGAAGCAATCATAAAATTAAAAATTTAACAAAACTTTCAGGTACTACTGAAGAACGTATTGTAAAAATTAAAGAAGTAATTTTTGGTTAATATTTATAATCATGAAAAAATCTGATTTAAAAAAAGAAATCAAAGAATACATTGTTGAAATCTTATCTGAAGAAGAAGATAATGATACTTGGAATAAAGAAGATAAAGAAGATAAAAGAGCAGATGATAAAGAGCCTTCTAAATCTGAATTAGCTAAAGAAAAAACTAAAGGTGCTCCATCTAAATTTAAAGTACCAACAGACCAATTTGAAGACTTTAAAACTAAACTTAAAACTTTAGTTAAAAAAATCAAAGATATGGAAAAAGGAGCAGAAAAAGATAAGAAAATGGCTGCTTTAAAACAATTTATTAAGAAACCAGAATTAGTTAAAGCGTTTAAAGAAAGAGACGTTAAAATTGATACTGATGGTTTAGTGGGATAATTATGAATAAATCAACCCTTTGGGCTGTTATAGCTGTTTTATTAGTTATTATTCTCTGTATGGTAACATGCAATGATTGTATTACAGGTACAACTAGTATAGATACAGTGATAGATACTTCTTATATTCATGATACTGTAAAATTAAAAGGAAAAACAAAAATTAAACCTGTTCCTATTCCTTATTATATTCATGATACTATAATTGATTCAACTGGTGACACGGTTGTTATCCAACTTAAAAAATTTATTACAAATGATACTTTTACTTATAATACAGATTCTGTGAAAGTAACTGTTTATACTAAAATATATTCTAATGGTCCTTTAGATTCTATAAGTAATGAATTAAGGGCTATTATTAGAAGTAAAGTTATTGAAAAAGAAATAACAAAAGAAACAGTTAGAAAACATGCCTTTTTCGCTGGTCCTTCTATTGGTTTAAGTAAAGTAAGTTATATCTCTTTAGATGGTTTATATGAAAGAAATGGTAAAATCATCTATAAATTAGGAGCAGGATTAAATACTAATTTTCAACCTATTTTGAAAGCAGGTATTTATTATCAAATCTCCAAATAAAAATTTATGAGTGAAAATGTAAACTTAAAAGAAGTTATAAGACAGGAATACATAAAATGCTTGCAGGACCCTGCTCATTTTATGAAAAAATATTGTAATATCCAGCATCCTCAACGTGGTAGAGTAATATTTAATTTGTATCCTTTCCAAGATAAAGTATTAAATCTATGGAAAGATCATCCTTATTCTATTGTATTAAAATCTAGACAATTAGGTATATCAACATTAGCAGCAGGTTATTCTTTATGGTTAATGTTATTTCATAAAGATAAAAACGTACTTTGTATCGCTACAAAACAGGAAACTGCTCGTAACATGGTTACAAAAGTTAAGTTTATGTTTGATAATTTACCTACTTGGTTAAAAATACAAGCTGAGGAAAATAACAAATTATCATTACGATTAAGTAATGGATCTCAAATCAAAGCTACTTCAGCATCAAGTGATGCTGGTCGTTCAGAAGCAGTATCTTTACTAATTGTCGATGAGGCTGCTTTTATTGAACAAATAGGTGAGATTTGGGCTTCAGCTCAACAAACCTTAGCAACTGGTGGTGGTGCAATTGTATTATCTACTCCTTATGGTACAGGTAACTGGTTTCATCAAACATGGGTTAGAGCTGAATCAGGTGAAAATGATTTTTTACCTATTAAATTACCTTGGTATGTACATCCGGAACGAAATGAGGATTGGAGAAAACGTCAAGATGAATTGTTAGGTGATCCTAGATTAGCAGCCCAAGAATGTGATTGTGATTTTAATACTTCAGGTGATGTAGTATTTTATCCAGAATGGGTAGATTTTATTAAAGAAACAACTATCCAAGAACCAGTAGAAAGAAGAGGAGCCGACCAAAATTTATGGATATGGGAACCTGCAGACTATACAAGAGATTATATAGTAGTAGCAGACGTAGCTAGAGGTGATGGTAAGGATTTCTCAACTTTTCATG